ACTATATTTAGTAATCTTATGGTTGTTACTTCTGATACAGAGTGTCCTAAATGTAAGGAACTGGAGAATCAAAGTGAATAAAGCTAAATTAGTAAACTTTGCAGAGCAAGTATTGACTGATGTTGATAACAACTTAATTAAACATAATAGAGGATATTTAGAAAATTGTTTGTGTGAGGAATTATCAAGAGTATTTAAACTTGCTCAGAAACATCTCACATACAATATGGATGGTCAAGATAATAATTATAAACAAGCGTATGAATCTGTTAAACCTATACTTGATGATGCTATTGATAAATGTTTAGGAGATAGGAAATGAGCAAAGATAAAGCTGTTCACCAACCACCTCATTACACTCAAGGTGGTATTGAATGTATTGATGCAATTAAGGCAGCTTTGACTCCAGAAGAATTTAAAGGATATTGCAAGGGTAATGCTTTTAAATATATTTGGAGAGCCAATCACAAAGATGCAAACATCCAGGATCTTCAGAAGGCCGTTGTGTATATTAACTGGGCAATAGAACAGATGGAAAATGCTTAACAGTTAATTGTGCCAATAAATAAAAACTTTAAATCAATAGATGCTGCTAGATCTTACATAAAAGATTCTGCTCAAATTGTTAATCCAAGCAATACCGTACTAAAAAAGATAGCTTTTTATATAGTTGCTGGCAACAAAAATGATTATGATCTATTAAAAAAAGCTTTGATCGGAATGAAAAATGTTAAATGGATTGGAATTAAATTAAAACTATGAACATATTAAAGTCAATTATACTAGAAGGACAAGACGAAGATTATCAAGTAGACACTCCTATTGTAAAAGCAAAATCATTTGCTGGCGCAGAGAGAAAGTTTAAAGGCAAAGAGGTAATAGGTATGATTAAAATAAGCGAAGACGAAGTTATGGTTTTTGTTTCTGAATAATGAAAACATCAAGTGCCAAAGCGAAAGGTCGCAAACTCCAGCAATGGTTTGCTAATGTAATGATTGAGATCTTATGCTTAGATAAAGAAGATCTAGAGTCAAGGCCTATGGGAAGCCAAGGCGAAGATATTATTATGGGTAAACAATCCCGGAATAAATTTCCTTACTCAATTGAATGCAAGAATCAAGAAGCAGTTAATGTATGGAAAGCGTATGAGCAAGCTGAATCCAATTGCAAAGATTACGAACCTCTGGTTGTTATTAAAAGAAACAGAAGCAAGCCTTTGGTCCTGGTGGACGCAGAGCATTTTATTTCATTACATAAAAAATAATGCGCATTCTCTGTATTGTTTTACTTTTAAACACATGCAGCCTTATAACCATCCCAGAAAAACAATCAATAGATCTAAAAGAACAATTTAATAAGTGCAGAGATTCTTTGTACACCAACTACCCAAATCAAATAAAACAATCTGCTTGGCGTATTTGTATGCAAAAAAAAGGGGCTTGACGCCCCTTTCGTTTACCCTTACTTAAAAGGGTGGTTTTGCCTCTTGGGGGGGAGACATAACCGTTGACTTCTCAAGTTTCATGATCTTAGACTTGAGAGATGTTCTTTGTTGGCCTTCGCCATCTGTCCAAACATCTTCAAATTGCTTCATGTTTACTTTAATAGTTTTACCTATAAAGTCTTTACCAAACTCTGGTAGCTTCTTAAATCCAACAGCCAAAGCTAAACGACTATGCATCTCGGATGATATCTTTTTAGTTGTTTCGTTGGTTGACCATAAGTTATACCACTCAGAATGATCTCGGTATTTACCGCCATCAATCTGAAAAGTATATTTTTGCGTCCAATTACCGCTTTTAGATTTGTACTTTTCAGCAGCAATAATCTTTGCTTCGTAATCACCAGTTGGTGCAACCTCTGGACCTTTCGATTCCATTTGCTCCACGTTTTCAAAAAAATCAACATCATTAAAATCTGACATTATTTACTCTCCTTATTTTCAACATTCATAGAAAACCCTAATTTTGCAATTAGAGCAGTTAAATCAGGTTTCTCAAACGCTTCTAGCTTACCGCTACGATCTTTGGCTGTGTAGCCTTGACCTATTCTCGTTTGTAACCACCTTGCAGCTATCGCATTACCATCATCATCTTGATCGTCAATAATACGAAGTGCTAAAACCTCATCAAAGAAATACGTTATCGAATCTCCCAGAGGTTTACTTGCCATTTTAGGACCAAAGAAAAATACGCCATCATTATTATCTTTGCCTTCTTTGCAAAGAAATAACACATGCATATCTAGATCCCTAAATGATCTCATTAGACTGGTGACTGCTTCAGCTACATTCTGATAAGCCATTCTCCCGTCTTTGTTTCTACCCTTTTCATGCACCAATAAGATCTCAGAGATCTCTGATACAGAGTCTAAACACACGCTATCGTAGACTAATTCGCCAGATTTTAGAGCAGAATAAACTTCTCTTAAATCGTCATAATTACTTACTTCAATAGCAGATACGTTGGGCGCATCTTTAATAGAAAGCAACCCAGCTTCAGCACTTATAACCAAGACGTTGCCTGGCATAGTTTGTGTTGCATAAGTTTTCCCAGCTCCGGCTTGGCCGTACACAAGAAGTTTTGCTCCTTGCTTATTGACAAGTTTGTCTGGTGTTTTTATTTTATCTTTCAAGCTCATATTTTGTACCCTCCTACGGTTTATTTGAAATGAACTTGATTATTATACATGAAGAAACTACAATGTGTAAATCATATTATTTAGGAGAAGTATATGGGTAAATTAAATGACATGACCTGGGTGGCTAATTACTACTTTAGATCCAGATCAATAGCAACAAAAAAACTTAAGGAGTTAAGCACTATGGGCGTACAACCAAAACACAAAGATAGAAAGGTAGATGATTATACCCTATCGGGATATATCGCGTTCTTAGGAAATAAGAAAGCTTCGGAAGACTTTAAATGCTCAGAAGCATCATGTAAATCCTGGAGGTATGGTTATAGGCAACCGTCTATAGCTCAAGCTAAACAAATAATACAGGCAACAGAGGGGAGATTAGATTTTGAATCTATATATGGTTCTATATCTGAAATATTGACAGAACAGAACTAGAGTGTTTCAACTCAATATTAATGAGGATGATTCTTCCTTAGATATTGCCTTGGCTTATTTTGATGATGGTTATAATGTTGTCCCTTTACAGAGATCTAACAAGAAACCTCCATCATTCTTAGGAAGCTGGGAACAGTATAAGGAGACTAGGCCTACCAGAGAACTTGTTGAATCTTGGTTTAAAGATAGGGACAATCTTGTTGTAGCATTAGTGTGCGGCAAATTTGTTGTTGTGGATGCAGACTCGCCAGAGGCTATGGATTGGGTAGAGAGAAATTTACCTGCTTGTCCTTTTAAGGTGATAACTGGTAAAGGCATGCATTACTATTATAACAACCCAGAAAACTACACCACCTTCGCTACAAGAAGGACTAACGATACTCCTATAGAAAGACTAATAGACATACGGGGAGTTGGTGGCTTAATTATTGCGCCATATAACCGTCATGCTAATGGTACTGTTTACAAGCCTGTTATGTTTACTGATTGGAAGATTGACGATCATACAGATCTACCAGATTTTACCGAGAAAGAGTACATACAAATTACAGGCATACCTAAGATTGAAAGCAGCAAACAAACAGCTCCTTTCTCATTAGATGGAGTGCTTGAAGGATCAAGGAACGATGGAGCAGCTAGGATAGCTGGGTATTTAATTTCTAAAAATGTAAACCTTGAATTTGTTAAAGTCTTTTTGCAGAACTGGAATAAGAATAACAACCCTCCATTACCTCAACAGGAAATAGACTCAGTAGCAGAAAATGTTAAAAGAACGCACGATAGAAAGAATCAAATAGCACCATTATTTATACAGTCAACAGAAAGCATTAGTCCACCAGCAGATCTATTCTCACCACCTGGTTTAATTAAAAACATGTTTGAGTTTTGTGAAGAGATAGCGCAAGTGCCTCAACCAGAATTATCTCTCGTTGGAGCATTAGCTTTGGCTAGTGTTACTTGTGGGCGTTTGTATAGAACCAACATGAACAATTTTTCTAGTATGTATTTTATGGGCGTTGCTAAATCTGGTCAGGGTAAAGAGAACATCAAAACATTTATTGAAGCTGTTATTAATGCTTCGGACCACGAGAAGTTAATAGTAGGAGACGGTTATACCTCAAGTGGTGCTGTACATTCTGTTTTAAAGATAAGACCTACGCAAATTACTATTATGGATGAGTTTGGTAAAAGACTTGAAGCAATTAGTAACGCTGGTAATACCAATAAAGAGGACGGCATACAGACTCTTATGGAGGCTTGGGGTCGTTGTCATGGGACTTTGCGACCAGATAACTATTCTTTGATGGGAGTACAAGAACAATACAAAGAACAGATGATGAATAGAGTTACACATAAACCAGCCATTACATTAGTTGGTTTGTCTGTACCTAAGAATTTTTATTCAGCATTAAATGGTGGTCGTATTGCAGATGGTTTTCTTAACCGTTTTGTAGTTGTTGAATCTAAAGAACCTAGAAGAGTTGGAGATCTAAGACGATATACAGAACCTCCTCTTACTATAGTTAACTGGGTTAATTACATTAGAAGGCTAAAGGGTGGTCTTAGTGATACCTCTAGAGACAATTCAGAAATGGATTTGAATCAAACTATTTTAAATTTTGATAAGCAGTCAGAAGAGTTGTTGCAAGACTTTGCCAGAGAGATTGTTAAAAGACAGGACATATTAGAAAAAGATAACTTAGAGCCTTTGCTCAGTAGATCTAAAGAGAAAGCCATGAGGTTAGCCTTGTTATGTACGTTAGCCTCTAACGCAGACGCTAAGACGATTACAGGAGACATTATGAAGTGGTCTATAGATTACATTAGATACTATGA